CGGACTGGTCTGACGGCGAGTGGGCGTTTATTGGGGGGTTTATGCCCGCTGCTCGGTTCAAGCGGGAATTTCCTCACAGCCTGCTTTCGGGCCAGCTCGACGACACGTTCAGTGGCGTGGGCGACGATGCGCCGCGTTGGATGGGGGAAGGGCCAGACGGGAAACCGACAGTGCGGGTGATGGAATATTTCGTCGTCGAGCGCACACCGACCGAACGCGTGGCGTATCTCGACGCGCGTGGTGCGCTGGTGTCGGTCTGGGCTGACGAGGTGCCTGCGGACATCCCGCCGGAGGCGATTCAGCAGCGTCGCGAGGCGGAGCGTCGGACGGTGAAATGGTACAAACTGAACGGCGTCGAAATTCTCGAGGAGCAGGAGTGGGACGGGAGATACATCCCGATCATCCCCGTGATCGGTCGTGAGCAGAATATCGATGGGGTGCGCACGTTTACCGGCGTGATTGGGCCGGCGAAAGACGCCCAACGGCTGCTGAACTATTCCATCTCGACGGCGGTGGAAACGGTCGCGCTGGAGCCGAAGGCGCCGTTTATCGGCTACGAGGGCCAGTTCGAGGGGCACGAGTCCGCGTGGGCGCAAGCCAATATCCGCAATTTTCCGTACTTGCAGGTCAAACCGACGACGATCGGCGGGCAACCCGCCCCACTCCCGCAGCGGACGCAGGTCGGGGGGCAGCTCGGACCGAGCCTCGCACTGGTGCAGCAAGCGTCGGATTATATTCAGGCGACGACGTTTGTTTACGATCCGGCGCTGGGCGACAGTCGCGGGTCGCGGTCGGGTCGTTCCATTCTGGCGCTGCAGCAGCAGTCCGATGAGGGGAACTCCAATTACCTCGACAATTTAGCGCAGGTCGCGATGATGTATGAAGCGAAGGTTTTGCTGGATTTAATCCCGCGCGTCTATGACCGACCCGGGCGTATTGCCCGTATCCTCGGTCGTGACGATGCGCCTTCGCGCGTCATCTTGAACGCGCCGTTCGCGATGCAGGGAAAAATCCCTGTACCAGTAGGGGGGGCACCACCGCCAGTGGGTCCGCCGCGTGGTCCCCTCGCCGCGCCACCGGTCCCACCGCAGGCGATGGCTGGACGTCCGCCGGTGCCGGGGGGCGGGGGAAACCCATCGGCACCCGGACCGCCGTTGCCGCCGGGTGCCCCTCCGTCAATGAGTCTGGCTGGGGCGCCGCCGATGCTGGGTCCGATGGGAGCACCCCGCCCGCGCCCGCGTGTGAGGAATTACGACCTTAGCGTCGGACGCTACACGGTGACGGTCACGGTGGGGAAGGCGTTCCAGTCGCGTGTCAGCCAAGCGGCGGCAGAGATGGGGCAGGTGCTGACCGCCAATCCGAGCCTCATGCCGATTATCGGCGACCTGTACTTCAAGTACCGGGACTTCCCGGGCCACGAGGAGATCGCGGAACGGCTCAAGCGGCTCGTCCCGCCGCAGGCGAAGGGCCCGGCGTCCGACGAGGACGGTCCAGATCCGCAGCAGCTCCAGATGCAGCTACAGCAGGTGCAACAGCAGTCCGGTCAGATGATCGCGCAGTTGACGCAGCAGCTCCAGAGCACGCAGCAGCAGCTCCAACAGGATCAGGTGAAGGTGCAGGGCGACCTCCAAGCGAAACAGATGGCGGTGCAGGCGGAGATGGAGACCAAGCAACTCGAGTTGCAGGCGCGAATGCAACAAGCGCAGATGGAAATCCAAAGTCGGCAGCAGATCGCGCAGCTCCAGATCGAAGGTCAACTCCAGATCGCCCAACTGCGCGGCACCTACACGTCCAACGACGTCGATGCTAAAATTGCCGCCGCTGACCGTGACCGCGAGGACACGCAAGCGCACGAGATCGGTGTGGCGGGCCATCAGGCGGTGCTCGCCGACCATGCGTTCGATCAGGGGGTGCGTGAGGCGGAGCGCAGCGAGGCCGTGGCGAAGGCAGGCGACGCACTGCTCCAGCAACCCGACACGGAGACGGCCGTCATCGTAGATGTTGAGGAACCATAATGAACACTGACAACACATTCAACAGGGCGGAATCGATCTCGAAATCCGACACCGTAAACTTCGACGGGTCCACGTATTCGGCGACCGCCGCCGTGAAAGCGACGCCAGCCTACGGGATTTATGCGGGGGGCGCGGGGGTCGTCGTGGCGGTGTTTGAGGATGGGACCACGGCGTCGTTCACGGTGACCGCTGGACAGCTCCTCCCTTTAAAGTGTATACGGGTAAATAGCACCAGCACCACCGCGACGTTAATGATCGCGCTGTATCACGTGTAGAGGATTCGATGAGCAACGAACTCGCGCCCGAACCTGTGGCTGCGCCGGAACATGACCCGTTTATTACGGAGACGAATACCACCCCTGACGGGGGTGCGGCCCCCTCTGATGCACCGGCGAGTCCAGCCCCGTCTGATACGGAACTAGACGCGCAGGCGTTGCAGTCAGTGGTGGAGGACGAACCGAGCGACGCCGACGCGTCTGAGGCCAGCTCGAAACTGAACCAGAAGAAGCGGAGTCTGACCGCCCGGAAAGCGACGTACCAGAACCAGATCAACGAGCTGGCGAAACAGCGTGGGGATCTGCAGCGCGCCGTGGAATCAGAGCGCCGCGAGTATGACGCCCTGCGTGCGGCGCGCACACAGGCGGAGCCCCAGCAGGCGCCCCCCGCGCCGGTCGACCCGGCTGCGCCGCAAGAGGAACAATTCGAGACCTACGGCGACTACGTGAGGGCAGCGGCACGGTACGAGTCCCGGCACGCCGTGCTGGAGGCGCAGCATCATGCGCGACAGGCGCACGAGTCGTCCCAGCGACAGGCGTGGGAATCCGCGCGGAATAAGGCACATGAGGAGCGGCTCAACACCCATCGCGCCACGAACCCGGAGTTTGATGTGTTAGTAAATCGGGAAGACATCAATCTCAGCACGCCAATGGTGGACGTCATCAAAGCCTCGGACCACGGTCCCGGCCTGATGATTCACATGGCGCAACATCCCGACGACGCTCAGCGCATTTCTGCGCTGCACCCTGTGCTCGCGTTTGGCGAGATGAAGGCTCTTGAAGCGCGGTTGTCTGTCGCCTCCAACACACATGGCTCGACGGCACCGTCACCATCAATCAGTAAAGCGCACCCCCCGATCAAGCCAGTCGGGACGACGCCGAGTGGGTCCGTAGATGATCCGAGTGAGCTGGAATTTGGGGCCGAGTATGTCGCCCGCATGAACAAGCTCGAACGCGATCGGCGGACCTCGAGATAATAGAGGATCTACATGGCCAACACACTTGTCACACCGACGTGGTACACCAAAGAGGTGGCGCGTATTTTGGTTAACAACCTCCGATTCGCGTCAAACGTGAACCGGTCCTACGATGACGCCTACGTGGTCAGCGGGGCCAAAGTCGGGTACACCGTGAACGCTCGTTTACCGCAGCGATTCACGGTGACCGAAGGACAGGCGCTCCAGACGCAGGCACTCAACGACCAATTCGTGCCGATCACGCTCACGCACCAAAAGAACGTCGCGTATAGCTGGTCGACGGCGAGCATGACGCAGGAGATCGAGGCGGTTCGTGATCGGTACGTCCGACCAGCGGCCACGGCACTGGCGAACGTGATCGATTTCGACGGTTTGAACACGTTGTTCAAGGACGTGTATCAGTCCGTGGGCACGCCGGGCACCACGCCCTCGACAAACCTGACCTATCTGCAGGCGGGTGCCAAACTCACCGACAGTGCGGCACCGACCGAGGGCCGCGTGGCGGTATTGGACCCGACGTCGATGGTGACGTTGGCGAATGCCAATCTGGCGCTGTTTAATCCCACCGCGCAGATCAGCGAGCAGTATCGGGAAGGGCAGTTTGCGTCCCGGGCGCTCGGCGTGGGGGCGTGGTATGAGGACGCGAACGTCGCGAAATACACCACGGGCACGTACACGGCTAGCACGCCGCTGGTCGATGGCGCGGGCCAAACGGGTAGCACGCTAGCGACCGATGGCTGGGCGAGCGGCGCCGCCACGCTCAACAAGGGTGACATCTTCACGCTGGCTGGCGTGTATGCGGTCAACCCGGTGAGCTATTCGTCCACGGGCCAACTGCAGCAATTTGTCGTGACCGCGACGACCTCGGATGTGTCGGGGGATATGGCCACATTGCCCATCAGTCCGTCGATTATCACGTCCGGGGAACTGATGACCGTCACGGCCTCGCCGGCGAACAATGCGGTGATCACCGTATTAGGGACGACGAGCCCATCGGGCGGCACGTTAGCCGCCACGGTCACGTCGCAGTCGCTCGTGTTCCAACGCGATGCATTCGCGCTCGTCATGAGCGACCTGCATCGTCCGACGTCTGGAGCGGAAGCCACCGTCGTTCGATCGAAGGAACTCGGGGTGTCGATCCGCATGGTGCAGCAGTATCAGATTGGGACGGACAGTGAGCCGACTCGACTCGATATTCTGTATGGCTGGGCAACTCTGCGGCCGACGTTGGCTTGCCGCGTTCAGGGATAAGGTAGGTCAATATGGCACAGACATCCACGACGATCTCGGCGGCAGTGACCGCCTCTGATCTCATCATTCCGGTCACTGCGGCGACCGGCTTTACGGTTGGTAACTTTCTGAAAATCGACAACGAGTACATGGTCGTGACGGCCATCTCTGGCACAAATATCACGGTGCGGATACGTGGCGACCTCGGGTCTGGGGCGGTCGCGCATAACATTCTGGCGTTGGCCACCACGGGGCTAATGAGTGATCTGGCCGACATGCCACTGGGGCAGGAGACGCAGGTCGACCCCAAGGCCAAAACCATCGTCACGTATTCAGCGGCCGGGGCGATTGCGATCCCGACACAGGATACGGTGGTGGTACTGAATGGTGCCAGCGCGCGGGCAATGACACTGGCGGGACCAGCGGTAGATCAGGACGGGCTGACCGTCACGATCCTGAACGCGACGGCCGTCGCCAACACCGTGACTTACACGGCTGGCTTCTATGGCGACACCACGGCGAGTGACGTGGCGACGTTCGCTACGAAAGTCGGGGGGTCCATGACCATCATCGCACGGGGTGGGACATGGGGTGTCGTCGCGCTAGCGAACGTGAGCCTCGGGTAAGACTGGACTTCGTCCATCGGGGAGGTGGTCGCGCGTGCGGCCCCTCCCCGCACTTCTCTTCGTGCCCTCGGGCGCGCGAAAGGCAGGCACATGAGTGTAGTAAATTCCGACGAGACACCGCTCGGTAAACTGCGGCTGTCATGGGAGAAGCCGTACGTCTACGCGGAGTATCCGTCGATGGTGTATCGGGGCACGTTACTCCCTGACGGCAAGGTTGAAATCAAACAGCTCATCGTTCATACGGAGTCCGACCAGTCGGTCGCGATAGGGCAGGGGTGGTGCGAAGCTCCAGACGTCGCTGAGCAGCGCGTGCGGACGCATGAGGATACGATCTCCGAGGCGGCGGCGGAGTCGGCGGCAGCGGCGACCAAGATGAGCAAGAAGGCCCAACGCGAGCGCGCCGTTCGCGATAAGGCGACGCACCGGCAGTTGACAGACTAGATGGCGCAATCGCTTGCCTCGTTGGCCGCGCCGTCGCCACGGGTGAGCACTGGCGAGCAGTTCAGACTCCAAGACTTCGGGAAGGATATCGAGGCTGGCCGTCGATACAATCCAAAGACTGGTAAAGAGGACTCCCCCTACTACAAAGGATGGGGATTTTTAGGTCCATTAGTCAATGCCAGTGGACAGACAATGACGGAATGGTCTGAAACAGACCCTTTATATAAGGATGGTCCACCGGTGACGTATCCGTTGCTGGTGCCCACGCTGAAACCAGATCAGGTGGAATGGATACTGAAGGGGGGGTTCAACAGATTTGGCACACGTGATCCACTTATGCGCGAGATTAGCCGTACCGCCGCCGCGCACGCGCGTATGCGGATTGAGCGGGGGCTCTCACCGTTCGCCCATGAGTCCGAAACGCTTCGTCTCCCGAAGTACGAGTTCTTTATGCATCCCGATCGCTCGCAATCGAGGTAACTTCGCGACGGCATTCGAGGGGCAGCGACCATGACGGCATTAGATTTGATCGAGGCATCCATGAAACGCATCGGCGTCCTCGATGCCAACGAGACCCCGACCGGACAAGAAGCCAACGACGGGCTTGAGCGTCTCAACAGCCTGATTGACGGATGGGGTACTGAGCGCCTCACGATGTTTACGTCGCTGCGGACCACATGGACGCTGGTCTCAGGCCAAGCGGCCTACACGGTGGGCTCCGGCGGCGACGTCAATATCGCGCGCCCGATCTATCTGGACGACCTTAAGTTTATCGACACGAGTCAAACACCTCCGCTCGAGATGCCGCTCGGTGTGCTCACGGTGGACGCGTATGCCGCGATTCCGCAGAAAACGCTTACGTCCACCTATCCGTCTTACGCCTATTACAACCTGACCTACCCGCTGGCGACGTTGACGTATTGGATGGTGCCCACGTCCAGTACGTTGGAGGGCGTTATCTACGCCCCCGTCGCGGTGACCGAGCTGGCACTGGCGGACACGTTGTCGCTGCCGCCCGGGTATCGACGGTTCATGCGTGACAATCTTGCCGTGGAGTTGTCGCCGGAGTATCAGGTCGAGCCCTCGACGGCGCTGCGGATGAGCGCGGATCGATCGAAGGCAGACGTCAAGCGTGCAAACATCCGCTTGTTGGACATGCACGTAGGTCCGATGTGGCGTCCGCGTCACGGGCAATACAACATTTTTAGCGACACGGGCGCGTAGCGCCAGACGACGCAAGGAGACACGAGATGCCACATCCACGAAGCGCATACGAAGCGGCATGGCAAGCATGGCGGGCCCGTGGGGGCGCTGAGCGCGGTGAACCGATGCCGCGCATCGGCGAGTTTGCGAGCGATCCATCCGGTGGCGGACGTCCACCGGCGCCCGCGTTGGCACAATGGGGCGACGCGCGCGGTGTCCCACGCACAGCCGACGTGATGGGACGCAACTGGCTGGGCGGTTCGCCCGAGCGGATGGATCACGCCCGTGCAGCCGAGGCGCACTATCGTGCGAACGCGGGTGCCGACCGCGCACGGGCGGGCTACGACCAAGAACGTGCCGCGTACGACGACCGAGCGGCTCGCGAGATTGGTCAGCAGGTCAACACGCGATCGCAGCGCTGGATGGAGGAGCAGCGTCGCCTCGCCGCCTCTCCCGCCGCCGTGCAGGCCGCGCGTGCGTATGAGCAGCGTCGGCCGGGACGTCGGGGCACGACGTTACGGACCTTAAATAGGAGCACCCGGTAGTGAGCCAGTTTCAGTTGTTCGTGGGAGGGGCGTATACCTCCCAATCCCCGATCGCCGACGACGAACAGCTCATCAACTGGTATGTCGAGGTCATGGAGTCGCCCGGCGCGGTGACGAAAGCGACCCTCTACCCCACGCCGGGGTTCTCCTCCTTTAGCACGACCACCTCGTCTGGGGGTCGGGCCATGTTTTCCCTCAATGGCCGCTGTTTCGCGATCATCAATGTCACGTTGTATGAAATTACCAGCGACGGGACTGCGACGTCGCGCGGGACGGTGGCGAACGATGGACTCCCCGCCACGATCTGTGGTAATGGCGACGCTGGCGAGGAGCTGTTCATTACGTCTGGCGACGTCGGATACGTCTACGATCTCAGCGCCGACACGCTGTCGACGGTCTTAGCGAGCGGTGCGGCGATGGGGGGAATGCTGGACGGCTACTTCGTGTCGCTCAATCCCGCGACGTCCCAGTTTCGCCTGAGTGATCTCAATGACGGCAGCACGTGGGATGTGACGCAGTTCGCGGCACGGTCGATTGCCCCGGACGCGTGGACGTCAATGGTGGTGACGTCGTACGGCCAAATTTGGTTACTCGGATCGCAGACGTCAGAGGTGTGGTTCAATGCTGGTACCGCGCCCTTCAGTTTTGCACCTGATCCGTCAGGGCTTATTCCGTTTGGCTGCGCGGCCCGCTTCTCCGCGAAAGAGGCGAGTGACCGCGTGGTCTGGCTCGCGACATCCATTAACGGCGGGTTGCAGGTGGTCGAGGCGACCGGGTTTACGCCCACGCGCATTTCCACCCATGCCGTGGACTATGCAATCTCGCAGTATAGCGACGTCTCTGACGCGCTGGGCGATGTGTATTCGGCGCAGGGGCATCTGTTTTACGTGCTCACGTTCCCCACGGCCCAACGGACATGGGTCTACGATTTTACGACCCGGCTCTGGCACGAGCGCCGCACGTGGGACTCCGCCACGAGTACGTGGAAGGCGCTCCGCACGATGTTTGGGTGCTCGGCGTTTACTCGTCGCCTCGTCGCTGACCGTCAGGGCGGGGATATCTACACCCAGTCGATCGATTTTACGGAGGACGCGGGGGGCGATCTCATTCGACGCGTGCGCCGGTCGCCGGCGGTCTTTGCCCAACATGAGCGCATCCGATTTGCCGACCTTGAGGTGTTCCTCGAGTCTGGGCTCGGGACCACGAGCGGGCAGGGCGTGGACCCGCAGGTGACGCTCCGGTCGAGCAACGACGGCGGTAAAACATGGGGGAACGAGCGGTCGGTCAGCGCGGGCGCGCTGGGCGAATACCGGAAACGTGTGCGCTTCCGGCGTCTCGGATCGTCCCGCGATCGCGTGTTTGAGATGAGCGTGACGGACCCGATCCCGTGGCGTATCGTGGATGCTTTTGTGTCGGTCGCCACGACGCGCGTGAGCTAATGGCAAACCCGCCGATGCCAGCGCGAGACGCAATGATTGACGGGCGTGGGATCGTACGTCGCACGTGGCAGGTGTGGTTTCGGAACCTAACCAACACCGTCAACGATGCGCCGTCTCGGATTCAGACGGTTTCGGTCGTGAATCAGACGGCGAGTATTGGCGCGACGTCGATCCCGTCCACGAGTTTGACGGCCGGGTTGTATCGCGTGACGTGGTATCTGCGAATTACCACGGCGGCTGGCACGTCGAGTAGTGTCACGGTCACGATCGGCTGGACTGATGATGCGGTGACCATGAGCCTGAGCGGGGCAGCGGTCACCGGGAATACGACGACGACGAGCCAGACGCAGACGTCGCTGTTGGCGGTGGACAACGCCTCACCGGTGACGTATGCGACGGTGTATAGCAGCTCGGGGTCGCCGGCGATGCAGTATGCACTGGATATCACCCTTGAGTCGGTGTCGGTCTGAGGAGAACCGTCATGGCAACTAATAGAAATCTATTTTTCCGGGCTGAGCAGATCAGCCCAGCCGATCTGAATCGTTTGAACGCGCAACTTGACACCGACGCCTTCCGCGCGGAGGTCGACGCGATTCGCAATCGGTATTACCAGCGATACATCAATGCGGGCACTGGGCGTGCGCGGTCGAACGCGGAACGCGCGGCGGAGAAGGACGAGATTGAGCAACTCGTCTTGGACGCCGTTGGCGGGTCGCTCCCGAACGGCTACAACGTGTCGCCTGATGGCTACGTGCAATTCGCGAACGAGACGCCGTTCCTGCAGAAGCTCGCATGGTCGGCGGCGCCACTCATCGGGGCGCAAGGCGTAGGGATGGCCGCGAACGCGCTTGGTGCGGCGGCAGGCACCGGGGCCGTCGCGCCTGCGAGCGCCTCCCTTCCGATCAGTACTATCGGAGGCGCTGCGCCTGCGGCTGGGGTTGCGGCTATCCCGGGCACCGTCGCGCCTGCGGCGTCTGGGTGGACGACGCTCAAGAGTCTGTTGAGTTCGCCAGAGGCAGCGGCCGGTGCCAAGGCGTTCGACTGGGGCGTTAACTACATAGGCGGTCGGAGAGCCGAGGACGTCCTCGAGGCCGACAAGCGCAAAGCCGACGCCCGACATGATGATGCCCTCGCGCTGTTAGCGTCGCAGCGTGCGGAAGACCTGCAGCTTGATGCCGACCGCGAGGCGGCGTTGCAGGCTCGCTGGGACGCGCGCGAGACGATGCTGGAACCGTATCGGGTCGCGGGGGGAGAATCGTTGGCACGTCTACGGGAACGGCAGACGCCTGCGCGCGATCCGTATCGCTCGCGCTTCATGACATAGGGGCTCGAATGACTAGAGACCAGATGAATTTCTCCAACGGATGGGACGACGACTGGCCGAGCGAGGCGACTCCGCAGACGACAGAAATTGCGGGCGTCCCCTATACCGACGACGAACTGGAAGAGATGGGGCTCCGCGCGAAGGGTGGGCCTCCCGGTATTGGGCTGAACTTTGACCCGTGGTCCCAGCCGGCAGACGAGCCCGGTGCCCGCCGGGCCCGTGGCTCGGCAGACGACACTCAGTCGCCCCCACCGCCTGACTGGACGCGCCCAGCGGGCGCTGATACGAGCGTCACTGACGAGATTTATCAGATAATCGAGTCGAACCGGGGGGCGTGGGAGCAACGTCTCAAGGACGCGGCCACGGCCAGCGGCGTCCCGTATGCCCCCTCGGATTTAGAGGACGTCATCCGTCAACTACGGACACAGGGCAACGAAGGGATCGACCCCTCGGTCTTCCTGAACCAAGCGATTGCGCGCTATCAGGCCCGCGCGTCGAATCGACCAGAACCACGTGATCCACGAGCCGAGCCGTCGCCCGGTGAATCCGCCGCGACCACGCGGGGCGTCGTGACGCCCCCGGGTCGTGACGAGGAGCAATTTGCGGCCTCTGGGTGGCCGACGTTTACGCCCCCAGCAGCGTTAACACTACCGGAGCCCTTCTCGTACCCGGAGTATGTCCCGCCTGACCCGTTTGCGTATGACCCGTATACGCCGGCCGAGCAGTTCGCGTATGACCCCTACGTCGCGCCAGAGCCGTTTGCGTACGAGGACTTCGAGGCGCCCACTGGGGAAACGATGCTCGTCGACCCCAGTTATCAGTTCCGGTTGTCCGAGGGGCAGCGGGCGCTGGACGCGTCAGCGGCGGCGCGAGGCACGTTACGCACGGGCGGACATCTGCAGGACACGCTCGGGTATGGGCAGCAATTTGCCTCGCAGGAATACGGCAATATTTACGACCGCGCGACGCAGCAGTATGACGTGAACCGACGCAACGCGTTGCAGAATTATTTAACGAATGAGGGCACGCGGGCATCGGTCTATGACCGGAACCTCGGTCTGGCCCGGTCGACGTTTGACGTCAATGAGGCGCTTCGGAGTGACGCGTGGCGACAGAACTACGGGGTCGCGAGTGACATCTACGGGATCAATGCGGCCGGGCAACTGGGGGCGTATGACGTCAACCGTCAGCTCGCGCAAGATGCGTGGCAGAGTCAATACAAGACGGCGGGCGACCTATTTGGAAGTCAGTACATGACGGCACAAGACAAGTACGCGGCTGACCAGCGTCAAGCGGAACTGCAATTCGGCCGTGAGTGGGATGCCTACACGTTCGATCAGAATCAGGATTATCGGTACTGGAGTGATCAGCTCAGGGCAGACATGGCGCTCGCGAACTATGGAACACGAGTCTAGTTTCGTGAGGCGCGCGCACAGGACACGGTGATATATGCCAACTACACCAACCGTACGAATCCCCTACGTCTCTGAGCGGGAGCCGTATTCCAGTCGTGGCTACACGGCTCAGCAACTGGCGCTCATGGAGCGACAAGGAGCACGCGACACGGCCTACGCCCATGCCCGCGCGCAGCGGATGGCAGACCGCTGGAGCGGCTTGGGGGGCATGGTAACGGAGACGCTGGGGGGGCTCGCGCAGGCGCGGCAATTGCGCGAGGCGCAAGAGCTGGAGCAGGCGCGGTATGACGCGGAACAGGCACGCCTGAAGCGGATCGAAGATGCAGCCAACCTACGATTCAGTACAGAGGCAGAATGGCGGCGGGCTGAAACGGAGGCGACCAAGGAATATCGAGAGTATCAGGAGCTAAAGAATTGGCCGCTCGACGTGCCGTTTAAGCCACGTCAGTTATATCTCTGGGACAAGTTTAGCGGTAGGCCATTACGAACGGCGCGCGAGAAAGCAGTCCCTGTCTTCCCGGGAGCCGGCGTGACTCCTGAAGTGACCACTGGGTATACATCGCTTGATCTATCTGATCCACAAATGGCCGAAGCTTATGCACGGGCAATCGAATCTGGACAAGTACAACCGTCTGATCGGAGATCCTCTACCCAAACCACCGAATCGATGGGGCCGGGGAACTTTCGATCGGAGCCGCCGCGCATGGGGGAGCGTGCCTTTCGCGGTCTCTTCCCGGTGACGTCACGCGTGGGCGCGCCAGCAGGCGGCGGAACACTGGCCGACGTGGCGCGTGGCACGAGCGATCGCGGGACGGGCGTCGATCTGGGCATCGGACCCGAAGACCGATTCTTTGCCCCGAGGCCCACACCCGAAGGGCCACTCCAGTCGTACCGGACTCCCACGGTTCAGGAGGTGCAAGCCGAAGCGGAGAGGGTTCGGAATCAAGAACGGTACGAGGAGGCGATTGCGGCGAGGGATGCGGCCCTCGCGGACGCCCGAGAACGGCAGGCGTTCGAAGACGCACGGTACGAGACGGAGGCCGCCCTAAGAAGGCAAGATAGACAGCTAGCCGATGACTGGCGGACGAAAGCGGCGGCGCGGCTCCCGGTAGAGGTAAGCCGTGCCCTTTCGGGGCTGGTGGCGCAGCGCGCCAAAAATATACCACGCGACGAGGCCATCTCGGCCATCCTTGCAAACTGGGATCGCTGGTCAGCCGCCTATCCAGACCTCAAGCTGAAAGACGTGCAGGACGTGGTCTTGCGATTGTGGCCGCGTCCCCTCGCAAGAGGTTATTCTGACATTGAGGTCGGTAATGTGTTTAATGCGGACGCCACGTTTAAGCCTGTCGAGATGAATGGGACGGGTAGCGACCCGTCAGCCCACAGCACCGACGAGGAGGTTGCTCAACTCCTTGTGGACCAAGGTCGCTTTCCCACCGTCGCAGCGGCGCTGGCGGCAATGCGCGCACTCGAGGATTAATCCGTCATGGCGCAGTCCCCAGACCTCCGAGAACAGATTGCGCTGGCGCGACAAGAGGTTGCGCGGCGTCGGCAGCAGTCGCCCCCTACTATGCGCGAACAGATCGCATTGGCGCGGCAAGAAGTTGCGCGGCGTAGGGCGCAACCGAGTGAACCATCGTGGTACGAGCAGGCGATTCCGATGGGGTTGCGTATCGGCGGTGCGGTTGTCGGGGGTGTGGCTGGTGGCGCCATGACCTTAAACCCAGTGGGCGTCATTGCGGGGGGCGCGATAGGCGCCGGCATTGGCGAGACTGCCGCGCAGGGCTACGAACACGGCACGGGAGAGCGTGAGTCCTATAACCTGCCACAGATTGGCGTGCAAGCGGTTCTCGGCTCGATTCCAATGGGG